ATACCTATGACTGGAGGTACTATTGCCTTTGGTTATAATATGCCTGGTTGTGATTTAAAACTTACACAAGAGCAAGCAGTACAGGTTGCTATTGGTGAGATAAACAACTGGTCACAGGTAGGATGTGATGACCATGCGATGACATGGGTGTACCGTTCTGATGGTTCAGGTACTACAGCATCATTTACTAGATCGATGAATGAGTTCAGTAAGAAGTGGAAACTTGGAGTTGCTAAATCAGTTGCTTGGCCTGTGGGCATAGGTAACAAAGGTAATGCTGGTGTTGCTGGCAACATTAGAAATCAAATTGGTTCTATTGGTTATGTTAATCAGTCCTACATTAAGGGTGAAGTTGTTGCTGCTGCCCTTGAGAATAAGAATGGTGAGTTTATTACACCATCAGTTGAGTCGGGTGCTCTGGCACTCAATGGTATTACACTCGATGAGAACCTCGCAGGGACAAACCCTAACCCTTCAGCAAAAGGTGCTTACCCCATTGCTACGCTTACATGGGTACTTGCTTATGAAACTGGTAATGGTAACAAGACTGAAGCAGTGAAGGATACCTTTAAAACGTTACTCTCTACAGAGTATCAAGAGAAGGCATCTGTGCTAGGTTATGTACCACTCAGAGGTGACATCCTTGAGAAGTCTCGTGCTGCTGTCGAAAGGATATCTAAATAGTATACTAACAATTTTATAATGACTGCTCCAACTTTAACAGACTTAATTTATATTAAGAGAAATTTCTTAAGTCCAGAGCACTGTAAATACATCATTAATGAGTTTGAGACAAGTCCAAACCCACCTCAACAAGAACATTGTCCTCAAGCCTTTAGTGGTGTAGATACATACTCTACATTTTCAGTTAAGGATTCTCAATATAGAAGTGCTAGCTTCTATATGATACATGAAACTATTGAACAGACTATTAATGAGTATTGGGATTACACTGATACTTTTGGTGCTTTTCATGTTGCTAGAAGGGGCAGTATGTTATTCCCTCATAGGTATCGTCTTATGAAATATGAAAAGGGATCTTGGATACATCCTCATGTAGATCATGATACTGGTATCTATGGTAGTTGTACTATAAATTTAAATACTGACTATGAGGGTGGTACATTTGCTTTTTGGGGAGGACTTCATAAAGTTAAGTTGGGATTGGGTGATGTGATGATTTGGCCAGCAGATTATTTCTGGGTACATGAAGTAGAGGAAATTACAGCAGGTACTAGGTATTCTGCAAATTGTTTTTTATGTAGAGAACCAATGCATTTACCAGAAGAATGCAAATATAATATCAGGGGATGTGAGCCTGCTTTTACATGAGTGCAATTCATTTAAAGCAAGAGTTTAAATACTGTGAAGGTATACCTTGGGATGATGTTGTAGATAAAATTAATAATGAATACAAAGAAGGAACATTATCCTTCTTTTCTTTTCATCAGTTACATAAAGGTCCGACTCAAGAAGGTGATGACATCTACGGATTTATGGATGGATATTTACCAAATAATGAGAAGGTGAGTCCACCAACATTCGGATTACATAATGAGTATCATCCAAATAGAATAGGTGATGTTGCAGAGATGGTTAGACAACGATGGCCTGCTAAAGAGATGCAAGTGTTTGCTTCTCTAGGTGGTGGAGGAGCAACTTATGGTAAGCATAAAGATCCTATGAATGTATTACTTGTTCAGTCTGTTGGTACTATGAGGTATGATGTTGAAGGAATAGGTATGATAGATGTTAAACCTGGTGATGGTATATACATTCCAAAAGAAACATATCATTGTCCTTATGTTATAGAACCAAGAATAACTTTGAGCTTTGATATATAGTGTACAACAAAAGAGACCTGAAGGGTCTCTTTTTATATGGAGATTTAAATGAATGTTTATTTAAATTTGAAGCAAACTAATTATGGTGGTGAATCAGATCTCTTGACACTTGACGTGCCTTCGAGTTATACTGAGGAACTATTACGATATGTTAGACCTATTGCTGAAGAAAAAAATGTACCTGAGTCTCGTATACTTAAGGACATTATAAAAGAATCAATTAACGAAATCCAGAGGAGAAACTATGAGCGTAAGAGTCGTAAGAATGCGAAACGGTGAAGACGTAGTAGCCGATTTGTATGAAGTGACATCTAAGGAAGACACTGAGAAGCCAATAGCATTTCAGTTACGTCATCCTTACAATCTGTATCTAACAGATCCAGCACCTGTAGGTGATGGAGAAATAAGAAAACTATCTTCACCAGAGATTAGTTTTCAACCCTGGGCACCATTTTCAAAAGACCATACCATCATGCTTAAACTTGATGAAGTGGTGAGTGCTTATGAAACCTTTGACGAGGTTATTGACAAATACAACGAACTAGTGGAGGCAGTTACACATGGAGGAGGAGATGATGCAGCAGCAGTTGAAAGTGATACTGCTAAAACAGAGACAGGAGTACCTGTTGGGGAAGGTGACGGAGCTGGATGAGGAACCTACTATCCTTATAGAAAGATGTTATGAGGTTATCTCTGAGGAAGAGATTGTACCTTTCCCATCATTTACAGCACAACGAGATGTCTTCTTGACATCTGATACGATTATGAGTATACTAGACCCAAGTCCAAACTTGGTTGAATTATACAACAGTAAATGAGTCAGTTCTACACCAACATTCAACTAGCTGGCGACACTATCCTCTATAGAGGATATCAAGATGGAGACCCAGTACAATTTCGTACTAAGTTTTCTCCTACTTTATATGTTCCTTCTAAAAAGAAGGAGAAGTATAAGACACTTGATGGTAGATCAGTTGCTCCTATGGAGTTTCTAACTGCTAGAGATGCACGAGAGTTTATTAAAAAGTATGATGGTGTAGAGAATTTTGAAGTGCATGGTTATGAACGTTTTGTATATCAGTATATAAGACGTGAGTTTCCTGATGATATTGATTATAATATCAATCAGATGAAAATCTTTGCATTGGACATTGAGGTTCAATGTGAGAATGGATTCCCTGATGTAGAAGCTGCAGCAGAAGAGATGCTTTCGATTACCATTAAAGATATGGTATCGAAAGAATTTTTTGTATGGGCAGTTAGAGAGTTTGAAGTACCTGATGGTGTCAAAGCATTTATCTATGACACTGAAAGGGAAATGCTCACTCACTTTATTAGGTGGTGGGTAGAGAATACACCAGACATACTTACAGGATGGAACGTTAACCTATATGACGTACCTTATATTGCACGTAGGGTGAATAGGATATTGGGTGAGAAGTGGATGAAGTCATTATCACCTTGGAACAGAGCAAACGAAAGAGAAGTTTATGTACAAGGACGTAAAAATTATGCTTACGATGTGTCTGGTATCAACATTCTTGACTATCTTGACCTTTACCGTAAGTTTACTTATACTAACCAGGAATCATACAGACTCGATCACATCGCTTTTGTGGAACTAGGTCAGCGTAAGGTAGACCATAGTGAGTATGATAACTTTAAAGACTTCTATACATCTGATTGGCAGAAGTTTATTGAATACAACATCCAAGACGTTGAGTTGATTGACAGATTGGAAGATAAGATGAAGTTGCTTGAACTTGCTATAACTATGAGTTATGATGCTAAGGCAAACTTCGAGGATGTATATTCTCAGGTACGCATGTGGGATACTATTATCTACAATTACTTGAGTGATAAGAACATCGTTGTCCCACCCCGAAAGGGATCTAAAAAAGACGAAAAATACGCAGGTGCTTATGTCAAGGAACCGATTCCAGGAAAGTATGATTGGGTGGTCAGTTTTGACCTTAATAGCCTGTATCCTCATCTTATTATGCAATACAACATCTCACCAGAAACCCTCTGGGAGACTCGACATTCCAGCTCGAGCGTTGAACGGATTCTAAATCAAGAGATTGATTTTGATGGTAAGTTTGCTGTGTGTGCTAATGGTGCTCAGTATCGTAAGGACATACATGGATTCTTACCAAAGATTATGCAGAAGATCTATGATGAGCGTACGATTTATAAGAAGTTGATGCTTACGGCTAAGAGTGAGTATGAAAAGAAACCAAGTGAAAAATTAAAGAAGGATATTAGTAAGTACAATAACATTCAGATGGCACGTAAGATTCAATTGAACTCTGCCTATGGTGCTATTGGTAATCAATACTTCAGATACTATAACCTTGCTAACGCAGAGGCAATTACTCTGTCAGGACAGGTTAGTATTAGATGGATTGAAAACAAAATGAATCAGTATCTTAACACGATACTTAAAACTGAAGGAGAAGATTATGTTATTGCTAGTGATACCGATAGTATCTACCTCAATCTTGGTGATTTGGTTGACGGTGTATACAAGGGGAGAGAGAAAACTGATGAGAGCGTTGTTCGGTTCCTTGACAAGGTGTGTCAAACTAAATTTGAGCCTTTTATTGAGAGTTCTTACCAAGAATTGGCCGAGTACGTTGGAGCGTACGAACAGAAAATGATTATGAAGAGGGAGAACATTGCCAACAAAGGTATATGGACTGCCAAGAAGAGATATATTCTCAACGTATTCAATAGTGAAGGTGTTCAGTACGCTGAACCTAAGTTAAAGGTTATGGGTATAGAGTGTGTTAAGTCATCTACACCAGGTGCTTGTAGGGATAAGATTAAGGAGTGTTTGAAGGTTATTATGAATGAGGGTGAAGAAGCAGCACAAGATTTCATTAAGAATTTTAGAGATGAGTTTGATACATTACCTGTTGAGGACATATCATTTCCTAGAGGATGCAATGGGATAAATAAGTGGGCGAATCCATCTAGTATATACAGCAAAGGCACTCCCATACATGTTAGGGGTGCTTTGTTGTTTAATCATTACAACAAGAAAAACAAGTTACAACATAAGTATCCTTTAATACAGGATGGTGAAAAGATAAAATTTGTTTATCTTAAGACACCTAATAAATTCGGAGAGAATGTGATATCATATCTACAGACTCTACCGAAGGAGTTTGGACTTGACAAACAAGTGGACTATGACTTACAATTCAGCAAGAGTTTTCTTGAACCAATTAAAGTCATTATGGATAAGATAGGATGGAAGCCAGAAAAAGTTGCTAACCTTGAATTTCTATTCGGATGACCACATACATTGTTGAATATCAGAAAGCCTTTAGTGCTGGAGAAAATCCTAGTGAGAAGGAGTTCTTTGATAAAGACGAAGCCCAATGGTTTGAACGTGCTATGAAACGTTCCAATTACATTACAAAATTATTTAAGAAAAGTTAATGAGTTTTTTACAAGATGTAGTAAAGGAGATCGGAAATGAATACGCTTCTCTCGTTAGTGATGGTGTTGCTGCTGGTGATACTAGTTCGTTTATCGACACAGGTTCGTACATCTTTAACGGACTTGTCTCAGGAAGTATCTACGGAGGTATTCCAGGGAACAAGATCACAGCTATTGCAGGTGAGTCAAGTACTGGCAAAACATTTTTCTGTCTTGGCGTTGTACAGCATTTCCTCGAATCTAATCCTGATGCTGGCGTTATTTATTTTGAGTCTGAAAGTGCTTTAAGTAAGGAACAGATCGAGGAGAGGGGTATTGATTCATCTCGTATGATGATTGTTCCTGTTACTACAGTACAAGAATTTAGAACACAGTCTATTAGAATACTAGATAAGTATTTGGAACAACCAGCAGACACAAGACAACCTTTAATGTTTGTTCTTGATAGTCTTGGTATGTTATCAACCAGTAAAGAGGTTGAGGACAGTGAAGCAGGTAAAGATACACGTGACATGACTAGAGCACAAGTTGTCAAGTCTATCTTTAGAGTTCTAACTCTTAAATTAGGTAAAGCAAACGTCCCAATGTTGGTTACCAATCATACATATGATGTAGTAGGTGCGTATATTCCTACTAAAGAGATGGGAGGTGGAAGTGGACTTAAATACGCAGCAAGCACAATCATATATCTATCTAAAAAGAAAGAAAAGGATGGTAAGGAGGTTGTGGGAAATATTATTAAATGCAAAACAGCTAAAGCTAGATTAACTAAAGAGAATAATCAAGTGGAGGTGAGATTGTACTATGATAAAGGTCTTGATAAACACTATGGTCTATTAGAATTAGGTGAAAAGTATGGACTATGGAAGAATGTTGCTGGAAGGTATGAGTTTAATGGAAAGAAAATATATGCCAAACAAATTCTATCAGATCCAGAAACCTATTTTACACCAGAGATAATGCAAGCTCTTGATGAGTGTGCCTCTAAGGAATTTAAGTATGGCAACTAATCTTACTGATTTTATTAAGTGTTATGATGGTTTAGCAACCAAGACTTTTTGTGATGCCATCATTGAATCATATGGTATTACTAAAGGACAGTACCTTGATAGAGAACAAAGACCATCATTCCATGAGTTAAATATATCACAGAGGTATATTGCTAAAGACCCTCAGTGGATGGGTATACAAATGCAATTAACATCTATCTTTACTGATGCTGTCAATCTTTATATTGAAGATTTGGATTGTCTTAATGACTTTCCTTTGAAGTATGCCTTTGAGGAAAATCGTTTAAAATTATATGATAACAATGCCTACGACCAGTTTAAAGATCATGTTGATGTTCAGGATTATTCTTCTGCTCGTAGATTTTTGGTCTGTTTCCTCTATCTTAATACAGTCGCTGAAGGTGGAGAAACAAATTTCCCTAGATTAGACTATGCAATTAAGCCTGAGTGTGGTAGAATATTAATATTCCCACCAACGTGGCAATACAGACATGCTGGACTTCCACCTGTGTCTGATAAAAAATACATTATTGGTACTTACCTTCACTACCTATGAATCTAGAACTTACTATACTCGGTAGTCTGATCTATAATGATGAGTATACTCGTAAGGTATTACCATTTCTTAAGTCGGATTATTTTACTGTCAAATCTTATAAGATAGTATTCCTAGAGATACATGAGTATGTAACTAATTACAATTCTTTACCTTCTTTAAATGCATTGGGTATAGAATGTCAGGAACGTACAGATCTTACTGAAGAACAGTTTAAAGAAATCATTGAGGTGTTGAATGGGTTATCTCAAGAAGAGCATGACTTGGATTGGATTGTTGACACGACGGAAAAGTGGTGTCAGGAGAGAGCGATTTATCTATCGCTTATGGAATCAGTTAAGATTGCAGACGGACAAGATGAGAAGAGAGATAAGGGAGCAATTCCACAAATATTAAGCGATGCATTAGGTGTATCATTTGACCAGAATGTAGGACATGATTACTTACAAAACTACGAAGAACGATTTGACTTTTACCATAAGAAAGAGGAAAAGATTCCCTTTGATTTGGAATTTTTTAATCGCATTACAAAAGGTGGCCTTCCGAATAAAACACTCAATATTGCTCTCGCTGGTACTGGTGTTGGTAAGTCTCTCTTTATGTGCCATGTCGCAAGCAGTGTGTTACTCCAAGGGAAGAACGTATTATACATCACGCTTGAGATGGCTGAAGAAAAAATTGCAGAGAGAATTGATGCTAATCTTTTGAATGTTCCTATTCAGAAACTAGCAGAACTTCCTCGAATTATGTTTGAGAATAAGATTAGTAAACTATCTAAGAAGACACAAGGTAAACTTATAATTAAAGAATATCCTACTGCATCTGCTCACGTAGGACATTTTAAATCATTATTAAATGAGTTAGAACTAAAAAGAAATATCAAACCAGATATTATATTCATAGACTATCTCAATATATGTGCCTCACAAAGGTACAAAGGTTCTATAGTAAATTCCTATACTTATGTCAAAGCAATCGCAGAAGAACTTAGAGGTCTCGCAGTCGAAGCAGGAGTTCCAATCGTTTCTGCTACGCAAACTACCCGTTCTGGGTACGGGTCTAGCGATGTGGACCTTACCGACACCAGTGAATCTTTTGGTCTCCCTGCCACTGCTGACCTTATGTTTGCTCTTATTTCTACCGAAGAGCTCGAAGAACAAAATCAAATAATGGTTAAGCAGTTAAAGAATAGATACTATGACCCTACTTTGAACAAGAGATTCGTCATAGGTATTGACAGATCTAAGATGAGGCTGTATGATGTCGAAGACGCTCAGAAAGACCTACTTGATTCTGGTGCTGAAGAGCAAGTCATTAAAAAAGTACAGGGTAAAAAATCCTTTGCAGAACTAAAGTATGATTGATTTCAAAAAGTACGAACACTTTGTAGATGCTGTCACGTCTGACAGTTCCAAAGACTTTGTTGCACTTGCTGATCGTATGGGTGAGCTTGATAGGCAAGGTGCTAACATTGAACGTCTTCTAACTGCTGCTGTTGGTATCAGTGCAGAAGGTGGAGAGTTCACAGAGATAGTAAAGAAGATGGTATTCCAAGGCAAGCCATGGAATGAAGATAACCGAGAACATCTTATCATTGAACTTGGTGATGTTATGTGGTACGTTGCACAAGCATGTATGGCATTAGAGATTGACTTTGATGATGTTGTCAAAGGTAATGTTAAAAAATTAGAGAAGAGATATCCTGGTGGTAGTTTTAGTATAGATAAGTCAGAGAATCGTGCTGTAGGAGACCGCTAATGCCAGTAGCTTTAACTCTTATTTCCATCGGACTTATTTTATTAGTCATCGTGTATTCTCTTATTCAAAAGTATAATCCACATTAAAATGGTACAGAATATGAAGGGGTATTTACCTCTATTTGCATCCAATATCCTCTTGAATTATATTGAAGAAGATACTACGGAATTACGTGATGATACTTCATATGTAATTTCAGAAAAGTCTGATGTATCTAAAGATCAAACACCTAATAATTATAGGGTCTTAGAAAAATATCCAAGGATAAGGGATATTATTTTAAATAAGTTTAAGATTGCTGCTGACGAATTTTTGGGTGTGGGTGAAGGGGAGTATATTATATCTACATCTTGGTTAACAAAGACAGAACCTGGTACAGATTCACAGTTCCATAACCATAAGAATAGTTACTATAGTGGTGTCTATTATGATACGTATACTGATGATATGGGTGGTATAGATTTTGATAGTCCTATTGAAAATTTAAAAGCTTATCACCTTCCTCCTAAACAGATTCATATGACAAATGCTATAACTTGGTCATTACCAGTACAAGAAAATATATTATTATTCTTTCCAAGTTATCTTAAACATAAGGTAGCGATGAATAATTCTGATAAGGATAGGAGATCTTTAGCATTTAATATAGTTCCTGCAGGATTCTATGGTGATGCTGATTCTGCATTTGATACCGATTGGTTACCAAGATGACTGAAGCACATACACACGGTAGTTTATCCGTTGTAGTTCCTATAGATGATATGAAACTTATACTACAACAGATGTGGAAGTCTCGTGGTACTGAAAAGAAAATGGGTGAGTTGTATGAGAAGTATACCAAACTTACAACGTTTGAAGAATAAATATTATTGGAGACCTGCGTATGACTAATGGCATTTAAACCTTTAACTGAAGATAAAGAATCATTACAGGCTTTAGCATTTGCAGTGAGACAGAATAAAGGTGATAATATAACTCCAGAAGATGTGCTTGCAGCAATGGATTTATCAGTTCTGGATTATAATGTTAAAAATTATTGTGATATAGATTATACTAAATTAACTTCTCGTTTCGAGAACTGGAAAAATATAGGAAAACCAGAAGAGTTAGAAGAGTGGGTTAACTCTTCTGTATGGACTGCTAATGCTGTAGTTAAGAGTCAGTATCTGACAGGTGGTGGATATGTTTTTTCTAATAATATAGGAGACCCAATTTTTAGAGGTGCGTATAGAGAAATTGCTAAAGATATAGCACAGAATGCTAAGGATAGTGTTGTTAAAAGAGTTTATAAAACATTAGCAGGTGGTACAGGTGATAAGTGGAATCCTGCTGACGTTATAGCAGTTAAAAAATCTAAGTGGTCTAGTCTGGTTAAACAGATGGAAGGTTTTAAGAATGGTAAACCAGATCTAACAAAGATGAAAGAGTTGAAGAAGTTAAAGGATAAGAATAAGGCTATGGGTGGTAAGGGTTTGAAAGTAGTGGAAGATATGCAGACTCTATATTACTATAATCAATTTGTTGATGAGCATTATAAGTCTAGAGATTGTGTACCCATATCACTTAAGAAAGTAATAGCTACAAAGAAAGAATTAAAATCTTTAACAACACCATCAGTTAAGGTAACATCATTTGACCATAAGGAATTCAAAGGATTGCAAGATGCTTTAGAGTTAAAAATAGAGATACTTAATACTCAGTTTGAAGCATCTAATGCTAAGTGTATTGTTAACTTTACATTAGCAGGTGAGAAGGGACATAAGATGGACATAAGGGGTTTCCAATCTGCTATTGGTAATGATGTACAGATGCAGTTACAGAAAGGTAGTGCTGCTAATCATGGTAAAGCCACTCTTGGTATCTTTACATTGATTACAAAATTATCTAAAGGTAGAATGGCATTCAGTAGACAGAGAACACAGTTAAGAAAATTATTTCCTAAGAAACCAGTACCATTTGGTAGTGCTAAAGAGAAACATGCTTTTACAAGTTATCAAGTCTTTAAAGATTATACAGAAAAAGCAAAGGGTAATTTTTCAAAGGCAACCTTTGAAGATGATGTACCATTATGGGGTAAGTATATTGAATTCTTATCTGGGAGAAAGCATAAGGCAGGTGAAGTAATAGATGAGTTTGAAAAGACTAAGGATAAGGCAAAGTTTGCGAAGTGGTTAAAGAATAAAGTGCAAGCATATGAAGTTGGTCAAGTTCTAGATCTAGCACAACCTCAGATTAAAGAACTTATAAAAACAAATATTATGAAGAGCATCTATTCACAGGCAGCATCTAAAGGGTTTAGAATATTTGGTGATAAGAAAGTTACTGACTATATGTCAGCAAGTAGTTACGTGAAGGTGGGCGGTTAACAAACTGGCACACTACTGGCACACAACCCTCTGAAATGGATTATAATACAGAGGTATTCGAGACACACACATGCCAAACAAGCACCTTCGTCATCCAGAAGATTCAGTTTTGCACGGAAGGAAG